CCGCGCGTCACCCGCGACGTGATGCGCGACGGCAAGAAGACCACCGAGCTCGACCCGGTCGCCACGGAAGCGGCGCAGGACAAGGTGCGCGAGATCAAGGAACGGTTTGGGGACTGGCTCTGGTCGGACCCGGAGCGCGCCGAACGCCTCGCAACCCTCTACAACGAGGAATACAACAACCTCGTCGTGCGCGAATATGACGGATCGTACCTGACGACGCCGGGCATTTCGGCGAAATGGAGCTGGCGGCCGCACCAGTTGCGCGTGGTTGCGCGCATCATCCAGGATGGCAATACCTACATGGCGCATGCTGTCGGCGCCGGCAAGACAAGCGCGATGATCGGCGCCGGCATGGAAATGCGCCGGCTCGGTCTGGTGCGCAAACCGGCCTATGTCGTGCCGAACCATATGCTTGGCCAGTTCTCGAAGGAGTTCTACGAACAGTATCCGACGGCGCGGATCATGGTCGCCGACGAACGACGCTTCCACACCGACCGGCGCAAGCAGTTCATCGCCAATGTCTCACAGGAAGACCTCGACGCCGTCATCATCACGCATTCGGCGTTCGGCATGGTGCCGGTGTCGAACGATTTTCAGGATGGCTTGATACAGGCAGAGGTCAAGAATTACCGCGACCTGCTGATGGAAGTCGATAAAAGTCAGGAAAACCGCATCACGCGATCGCGTTTGGAAAAGCAGATTGAACGCCTAGAGCAGCGGCTTTCCGGCAATGCGTCCAAGCGCGTCGACCAGGTGTTCACGTTCGAGGAAATGGGCATCGACTTCCTGTTCGTCGACGAGGCGCACCTGTTCCGCAAGCTCGATTTCTCGACGAAGATGAGCAACGTCAAAGGCATCAGCCCGGAAGGGTCCAAGATGTCTTGGGACTTGTACGTCAAGACCCGCTATCTCGAAACGATCAACCCTGGCCGCAATCTTGTGCAGGCATCGGGTACGCCGGTCACCAATACGATGGCCGAGTTGTTCACGATCAGCCGCTACCTGCAACCGAAGGAGCTTGCCGACCGCTCGCTGTCGGCCTTCGATGCCTGGGCGGGCGCGTTCGGCGACACGGTGACCAACCTCGAGCAGGATCCTGCCGGCGGCTACAAGGCCGTCACCCGGTTTGCGAAGTTCGTCAATGTCCCGGAACTGTCGAACATGGTCCGGCAGGTCATGGATGTGGTGACCAGCAACCAGCTCGAGCAGTATGTCACGCGCCCGAAGATCAGGGGCGGCAAGAGGCAGATGCACCTTGCCGAGCAGAGCAGTGCGTTGACGGATTATCAGAGCGGGCTATCTGCGCGCATGGTAGCGATCGCCAACCGGAAAGGGCCGCCGCAGAAGGGCGACGATATCATTCTGTCGGTCATCAATGACGGCCGGCACGCGGCGATCGACATGCGCCTCGTCGACAATGACGTTGAAAGCGACGAAAAAAGCAAACTAGACCTCCTCGTCGATAACGTCTTCGATATCTGGAAGAAGACCAAGCGCCAGCCGCTACACGGCATCACCGCCGACGGCTACACCGCCGAGCCCATCGACAAGGGTCCGGCGACGCAGATGGTATTCGCCAATCTCGGCCTGTCCGAGGCGCGCGGTTTCGTCGTGCCGGAGTATATCCGTGGGGAACTGGTGCGCCGCGGCGTGCCGAAAGACCAGATCGCCCTGATCGGCAACTTCAAGACGCATGTCGCGCGCCAGCGCCTGTTCAACGACATGAACGACGGCAAGGTGCGCGTGTTGGTCGGATCGACGGCGAAGATGGCGACCGGCGTCAATGCGCAACGGCGCCTGTACGCCGTCCACAATCTCGACCCGCTCTGGTATCCGGCCGACGACGAACAGCGCAACGGTCGCATCATCCGCCAAGGCAACATGAACCCGGAGGTCGAGATCAACGATTACTCGACGAAGGGGACATACGATTCGACGATGTGGGGGATGATGGAGACGAAGGCCCGGTTCATTCAGGGTTTCTTCGAAGGCGATCCAAACCTGCGCGACATGGAAGACCTCGGCGAGGCCAGCCAGTACGAGCAGGCCAAGGCGATGACCACCGCCGATCCGCGCCTCATCCGGCTGACCGAAATGCGGCAGAATCTGGAACGCGCGCGACGGCGTAAGACCGCGTTTGAGCGCGAGCAGTATGCAGTCGAGCGCCGCATAATCGGCGCCCGGTCGACGATTGAACGGAAGACGCGCGTCATTGCCGGGCTCGACGCTGACATCGCCAAGCGTAAAACCACGAAGAGCGACGATTTCTCCATAGTGCTCGACGGCAAGACCTACGACGAGCGTGTCGCGGCCGGCGATATCCTTCTCGGCAAGCTGGAAACGATCCGCGACGGCACTGAGGAATTGCGCAGCCGCAAGATCGGCGAGATCGGCGGGTTCGATCTCGCCGTTGATGCCTGGGGCGACGCCGAGAACCGGGGCATGGCGCTGCTGATTTTGCGCTCGGACGATTTTGCCACTGAACTTGACCGGGCGTTCGTGTCGGCGCGTGGCGTCATCCAGTCTCTGGAGGGTGCGCTATCGCGCTTCGAGACTGACCGGGGCCGTGCAGAAGATGCCGTTATTGCCGCGCGCAAGGTGGTCGAGCAGTTTTATCCGCAGAGCGGCAAGGCGTTCACCGGGCAACCGGAAATCGACCGGCTGACCACCGATGTGCGCCAGCTTGAAACCGAGATTGCCGGCGACGGCAAGAAGGGCGAGGCAGCCGCGGTCACCGGTAACGGCGCCATCGCGCCGATTCCCGACGACATCCAGGCGATGAACGTCGAGACGAGCCGCCGGCCGCGCGTCGGGTGGCCGGTTGATCGGTTTTCTCTGCCACCCGAAGGCCGCAGCAGCATCCCCAACGAACCCGCCTCCGAGGCGGGTTTTTCACGCGCGTTTCCCGCAAGCGAAGACCTGCAGGCTCGGCTTGCCGACATCGGTATCGATGAGACGGTGACCGCGCGCCTGGTCGGCGCCATCGGTGACGACAGGGCAACCGGTGCTGAGGGCCGGTATATGCGCGGCATGATCGACATTGCGCTGTCGTCCGTGGATGCCGGCTGGACGCTCGACCATGAAATCATTCACGCCCTGCGCGATCCCGAATTGTGGGGCAGGCCGTTCGGCCTGTTCCGGGCGGCGGAATGGCGGGCGTTGGAACGCGCGGTCAAGAACCGGATGCCGGAGGCCCGCGAACGCTATGCCGGGATGGGGCTTACCGAGGCGGACTTCCTTGAGGAAGCCATCGCCGACCTGCACGCCGACTGGAATGCCGGCGACTACGACGCCAAGGGCTTCGTCGCGACCGCGTTGCAGCGTATCCAGAAGTTCTTCGAGGCACTGCGGAACTGGCTGATCGACGGCGGATTCCAGACCGGTGACGACGTGTTCGGGCGGGTGTCTTCGGGTGAGGTCGGTGCGAGACAGGGTGAGACGGGTGAGGGGGCGGGCGATGCGCGCTATTCGGCAAATTTCGAGGTTGAACGCGGTCGCCGGGCTATGGAACGGGTGTTGGCGGATCACGCGGACGTTCGCAATGCCATGTCGTTCGACGGTAAGCCGGTGGCGTTTTACTGGGGTCATCCCGGCAGGATCAATGCGCGAACCAAGGTCTACACCGGAGGAGCCGGCGTATCGCACCTCGTTGCGCAGCGTAACCTGGCAGGCCACGACGGAGAGGCCATTGCTCGGCTGATGCCGGAGATCATCGCGCTTGGATCGGCGGGTGCGCCCTATGGCCCGGCTAGCGGGCAGAGGGTCAATATCACCCATGACGGGCACACGGCCGTTCTCTCGCTTCGTCGCTTCGACGAGCAGGAAACATGGCTGCTGACAGGGTGGAAAAATGACGGCACCGGTGACGAAGCGGGGGTTAACCCCAGCGTCGCCTACGCACGCGACCCCTCTGGTATACAGGATCGCGAGGGAGCGGAACCGCCTGATACGAATGTAGGCAATCGCGAATCCGAAATCAACGACCCCGGCAGCGAGAAGTTCTCCCTGACCCCGGCAGAGCGTCAGAACGTCGAGTCCGGCGACCGCCAGAAGGCGCCGAATTCCCTGCTGTCGCGCGGCCAGCCGATCGATCAGGCTATCCGCTTGCCGTTTGACGTGTTCGGCGGGATCAACGAACAGGGCGAATGGAAGCCGGGCCTGTATCTGACCAAACAGGCAGAGCGCATCATCACGGAAGCGAAGTTCGATGCCGACGGCCGCATGGGCTGGATGAACGGCATCATGCACCGCGCGCGCGCCGGCCTGCTGGATCGGTACGAACTCAAGCCGGAATATGTCGAGCGCGAACGGCAACGCGGTCTCGACGAGCGCCGCATCATGGCCGAAGTGCCGGAACTCATGGCAACGCTGCGGCGCGCGGACATCGGCGCCGACGAGGCGCAGATACTGCATGACGTGCTGACCGGGCAGGATGTAGCCGACGCGCGGTTCGCGCGTCTGGCCGAACAAATCCGCAACGCCATCGACCAGATGGGGCAGGAGGCGGTCGATCTCGGTCTGCTGTCGGCAGAGTCCTACGAACGTAACCGCGGCGCCTACCTGCATCGGGTCTACGAGAAGCACGAGAACGACCAGGGCGGCCTGACGCGCTTTGTCGGGCGCCTGGCTGGGCGCCAGCGCAAGAAGATCATCGGCGAGCAGTTCAAGGGCCGCGGCATGTGGATCGAGGTCGACACGCCGCGCCTCATGCGCGATGTGCCGGGCTATAGCGACGGCACGGCTGGTGCACCGCAGAACGGCGACCGCTTCACGGTGCTCGACCTGATCGACGACGGGCAAGGCGATCTGGCCGGTATTGATTCCGGCAAGGGTGCGAAATCGATCAAGCGGATATTCGTGCCGGCCGATCAGGCAATCCCGGCGCAATTTGCGGACTATACCGATCGCGGCGAATGGGAAGTACGCGGCCTCAAGAAGGGCAAGCCGGTCCTCTGGCGCGACTTCACCCGCGTCGAGCGTCAGCGCATGGGCGAAATCACCGACGCCCGCTACACGATCGCCAAGACGTACATGGCGATGGCGCACGACCTCGCGACCGGCCGGTTCTACCAGGACATCGCCACCAACGAGGAATGGGCGCAGACGAACGATCCGGGCCGGTCGAAGGATGCCAGCGACTACATGCGCTTCTGGGCCGATCCGAACGTCATGTGGGTCAAGGTGCCCGACGGCAACATCCCGAACAGCCAGACCAAGCGTTACGGCGCCTTGGCTGGAAAATATGTCCGGGCCGAAATCTGGCGCGACCTCAACGAAGTCGAGCAGATGGGCAAGGCGAACTTCTGGTCGCAACTGCTGACGCAATGGAAACTGAATAAAACCGCCAGAAGCCCGGTCGTTCACATGAACAACATCATGTCGAACGTCGTGCTGATGGACCTCGCCGACATCCGGGTGCGCGATCTGGCGAAGGGTATCCGCGCCATGATCGAGAAGAACGCCGATTTTCAGGATGCGCTCGACCACGGCGCATTCGGGTCCGACATGATCTCGGTCGAGATCCGCGACGAGATATTGCGCCCGGTCCTTCGCGAGATCGAAAAAGACCTGCAGGACGACCGCGGCACGATGGAGGCCAAGGTCGGCGTTGTCGGCAAGGTGCTCGACCGGCTCTGGTCCGGTATCCGCTGGTCCGATCAGAAGATGATGAACGCCTACCGGATGGAAGACGAGCTGTTCCGCATGGCGACCTACATCCGCAAGCGCGATCTCGGCATGTCGCCACAGCAAGCCGCGCTCGAGGCGCGCGACCAGTTCCTCAACTACGACATCCGCGCGCCCTGGGTGAACGCCGCCCGCCGCTCCGTGCTGCCGTTCATCAGCTACACCTATCGCGCCGTGCCGATCGTCGCGAAGTCGGTCGCGCACCGCCCGTGGAAGCTGGCGAAATACGCTGCCATCGCCTATGCGGTGAACGCTCTTGGTTACGCCGCGTTTGACAGTGGCGATGACGAGGACAAGGAACGCCGGTCGCTGCGCGAGGATGAGCAGGGCGCTACATGGATCGGTGCGCCGCGGATGCTGCGCATGCCCTACGGCGACGCCTTTGGCAATCCGGTGTTCCTCGACGTGCGGCGATGGATTCCCGCCGGCGACGTGTTCGATATGGGGCAGGGGCACGGTGCCTTTTCGATCCCGGCACCGCTGCAGTTCGGCGGCCCGCTGATGATGGGCGCCGAACTGGCGTTGAACCGCTCGGCCTTCACCGGCGCCGACATCACCAACGACTACACCGACACGGCGGCGGACAAGGCCGGCAAGAACGCCAGCTATCTCTGGAAATCATGGATGCCGTCGGCCGCCTGGGTGCCGGGGTCCTGGTACTGGTCGAAGATCGAGAACGCCATGACCGGCGCGCGTGATGCGCAGGGCCGGCCCTATAGCGTAGCGACGGCGCTGACCAGTTCAGTCGGCGTGAAACTGAAACCGCAGGACGTCGAGACGGGCTTCTACTACCACAGCCTTGAGTTCGACCGCGTCGAGCGCGCGTTGCGCGCCGAGGCGAGGAAGCTCGGCCGTGACAGCCAGCGCGGGCTGATTTCCGAGAAGGCCTACAACAGCCGCATGGAACGCAACATCGAGAAGCTCGAAACGCTCGGCAAGAACCGGGAAGCGACGTTCAACGGAGAGTGAACGCGGTCCCGGTTGCGAGATGGGGCGCCAGAAACGACGCGGCCAGGTACACGCCGACCATCGCCCCGCCAACGATGCAGGGCGATCGCGGCAGGCCAAACCACCACGCGAGCCGGTCGCCGGTCAGCGCGGTAGACGCCACCAGAATCAGCACCCCGACGACAACGATTACCGCATCGAGCATGCCCGCACCCTATCGGCCTGCCGGCGCAAAACACATGGAGAGAAGCAGTGAGCGATCTCGACCTTACCCGCCTCATGTCGGACCTCGAGCGCGACGAAGGTCGCCGGCGCAAGCCGTACCGGGATTCCGTCGGCAAGCTGACCATCGGCGTTGGCCGGAACCTCGATGATGTCGGCCTGAGCGATCCGGAAATCGACTATCTGTTGGGCAACGATATCGAGGGTGTCTGCGCCGATCTGGACCGCAACGCACCGTGGTGGCGGGACAGGCCGGAGCCATGGCAGCGCGGCCTTGCAAACATGTGCCTCAATCTTGGTTGGCCACGACTATCGGCATTTCGTAAGACGCTGGCCGCTCTAAAAGCCGGAGACGGAGGGAAAGCCGCTGTCGAAGCGATGGACAGCAAATGGTCGGCTCAGGTCGGCGATCGTGCTGGCCGTATCGCGCTGCTGTTCAAGTCCATCTGACACGAAAGGAATCTGTGATGCAGAAAATCACCAACGCTGTTTTTGACTGGATGGAAGCCAACCCGATCTTGGCGATGGCTGCCTATTCGGTGGCATTGCTGATCCTCGGTGCCGTCGCTGGACGATACGGGGTGTAGCATGGATTTCGACTGGCGCTCCATCGTCAAAACCGTTGCCCCGGTTCTCGGGACGGCGCTCGGCGGCCCCCTCGGCGGCATGGCGGCGCGCGTCGTGTCTCAGGTCGTGCTCGGCAGGGACGACGGCACCGATGAGGAATTGTCGGCAGCCCTGAAAACCGCATCGCCCGAAACCCTGCTGGCGCTGAAAAAGGCCGACCAGGATTTCAAGGTTCGCATGAAGGAACTGGACATCGACGTGGACAAGATCCATGCGGCGGACAGGGCCAGCGCGCGCGACCGGGAAATCAAAACCGGCGACAGTTGGACGCCGCGTCTTCTGGCGGCCGGCGTGACTGCCGGATTCTTCGGTGTGCTGTTTCACCTGATGGCGAACGGCATTGTCGAGGATGCCGGCGGAAACGCCCTGCTGATTATGCTCGGCAGCCTCGGGACGGCTTGGACCGGAATCGTCGCCTACTATTTCGGCAGCAGCGCCGGGAGCCGGGCGAAAACGGATTTGATGGCTAAACCCAAGTAGCCTCCCCCCGCATTACCAGCCTGTCAGGCCGCTAGTTGATGCGGTGCGGGGTGAGGGGCGAACCCAAGCCGGCGATTCGTCGTCGCGCTTGAACCATGCCTCGTCGCCCTGTTTAGGCGGGTGCAGGCGCGGCAGCTTTTCGGGGTCGTTCCTCCACTCGCTCCCACCAAATGCCTGCCGCTGTTCGGCAGCCGCAAATTCTGAAAACAGGCGGCGCGTATGTCGGCTTTGCGATGAGCAACCGCATGACGCTGGCGATCGTAATGGACGCTTTGCGCATGGCATGGTTCTGTCGGCATCCAGCACCAGGCCAGCTCACGAACGTAGCGCACTCAGCCGTGGTTTCCCTACGGACTTCCCCCCTGTAGGCTCAATGGTGAAGACGCCAACGCGTAATCGCTGCCGTGGTTTCCCTACGGACTTCCCCCCTGTAGGCTGAATTCGGTCCGCCCGACCGACAACAAGCCGCCGTGGTTTCCCTACGGACTTCCCCCCTGTAGGCTTCTTCGCGGCGGGCAATCGGGATGATAGCAGCCGTGGTTTCCCTACGGACTTCCCCCCTGTAGGCTGCCCGTCTGAATTGTGGCACCACGAGACCGGCCGTGGTTTCCCTACGGACTTCCCCCCTGTAGGCTGTCGAAGCCCTTGGCCCCTTCGTAGAACGGGCCGTGGTTTCCCTACGGACTTCCCCCCTGTAGGCTCCTGGGCGAGCTTCCAAGTTGGAAGGACGCGCCGTGGTTTCCCTACGGACTTCCCCCCTGTAGGCTTCAGACTCGTGGCGACAGCGTGAAAACCTAGCCGTGGTTTCCCTACGGACTTCCCCCCTGTAGGCTGGCATTCATGGCACGCGTTGCTAATTCGGTGCCGTGGTTTCCCTACGGACTTCCCCCCTGTAGGCTACTCCATCATCAACACATTGAAAACAAAGGAATAATAAATAATATTGTTACAATAAAACGAGTTGCACACTGGCCGATGCCTCATGACTTTTCGCATTTCCGAGAAGAAGACGCATACGCGCGTATTGCCTATCGGTAACTTGAAGTGCCCGAACGCTTCCACGCTGCGGCAAATTTTTTGTTACGCGCGCGAGGTGCGTTTCGACCATAGCTTGCCCTCGGCAAACACGTGCATATACCGACCACTGCACCATGTCGAAGCCGCCCCCCTTCAGAAAGTTGCGGAACCGCGTGGCCTGCCGACGTTCGGTCTTCGTGCCAACCGGCAGGTCGAAAAACACGAACAAGAACATGTAGCGGCCCCCATCAGCCGGCATCGCCCAATACCATTGGCTCCGGCAAGACAAGAGCTTTCGGCATGGCTGCTTCAAAGGCGTGAACCAATGAAGTTACTGTCCGCTCCGTCCCGTTAAGAATCTGCAATGTTTCACCCCCCATTTGGATATCGCGGGTCAGTATCCCGGCCATCGCTCGGCGGTCATCTAGATCAAGTTCTGTTCGCTCAGGATTTGCAGTCCATTGCTCGCGGGCTAGCGCATCTACGTGCGGACGGAACGGTTCGATCAGATCATCGGCAAGATTGAATGAATTGGTTACGCTTTCGTGGTGCAAGCCAAACGCAGGGAGCAAGCCGTGGGCCACCAAAGTGCGCGCGAGCGCTGCCCGCACCACGGCATAGCCATAGTCGAGAAGAGCGTTACGTCGGTCGGTCGCGTCGCTGCGCGTAAACGAGGGCCACAGTTTCGACCAGTAAAGGCGCGCGGCTCGCGCTTCGACGTTATCCGGATCTCCCGACCGCACCAGCTCGGTCATTGCTCCGAGCGCCTTTGTCGCATCGGCGTCGACGGAGGAAAGCAAGGCAGCCTGATTGGTGATCTTGCGCCGGATTATCCGCTGCCACAGCCGCTTACGCACAGCGGCCGTTACCTCCATTTGCATCGGTCCGATATCAGCCTGACGGTGATGGACATGGAACGGCAAAGTGACACCACAAGGCATGTGCTTGGCGTCTGAGGACACCAACATCACCCCTGCTTCCATACAGGCGGCCAACAGAGGACCCGATAACATGATCTGCATTGTGTCGAGAACAATCCAGGAGACGTCTTCCAGCGGAAAGCTCAACGTATCGCCCGCTTGCTCGACAGCGATACGCCCTCGTTCAAGCGTGAGGGTTGCCGGCTGGCTTATGTGCAGGCCACGCCATGCCATGTTTGAGCCTCACGTGGAATTTCACTGCGGCGACCGAGCCGGTCTACCTGAAATTTTCGAAGACTTTTAAGAGTACGAACTCCAACTCCTCTGATAAGAGAAGATTTATCGCCAGAATATGAAAGCGTGATCCCCCCTGAGCTTATATCAGTGCTTCTGTAATATCCCTCAACTATTTCTCCCGTTGACTTAATAATTTCTAAAAATACATATGGATGAAAACTAAACAAAAAAGTGTAGGAGTTATCGACCAAACTCCATTCCGACTGATCGGTGTGTGCGACAATCGCTCGGTTTGGCGGGACTGGCCATGCCTCTTTATCAACGACTTGATGCAAATAAACTGGAACTAGGTGAAATTTTTCGTTTTTCTGAAAAACATCCACCCGCACCATTTTGCTGCGATCAGCATGACCACCACGCACGCGCAGAGCTGGTTTTTTATTGGTCGAAAGTCGCACCTTGCGGATAACGTCTCCACGAGGTGAGCGAGGCGGTTCATCCTTCGGTTTTCTGCGTTCAATCCAATCACTCAGCGTCGCAACAATTGCTGCATTGCGCTCTGGATCCTTGATCCGATCCAAATCTTTTTTCGTGAGATTTTCGACCGCTTTGCGCTCATAAATCACTGGGCGACTATCACGCTCGGAAACTGCGTATATCGTAGCGCCATGCCCCTCGCCTCGAGCCCGACGAACCTCGCTGCGGGATACGAACACACTCGCGAGAGCTTCAGCGACATCCTGCCGAAACGTCGGCCAGGGCGGCGGCACTGCTACCACCTCGCGCGACCGTCCCATCTTCTCCATGCGCTGCATTTCCCGCGTGACCGACTGCAACGCGCCCTCCGTCGTACACGCGCAAACCAAAGCATCGAGCGCGTGATGTCTGTCCCCTTGCCGTTCTCCATCGGCTGCCTTCTTTAAATCTTCAACACCCCACGCCTTGCGCATGTTCCAGGTGATCGCACCTGGTCTGGCATAGAGACGACGCGCACCCTCGCTGTCGCGCCCGCCGTACAAAGCTTCGAGCGCACCCAGCAATGCCTTCGCGGCGTAACGTGTGTCAGTCAGATTGCGATCAAGGAACTTGCTTTCCCGATCGGCAAAATTGCGCATCAGCAAATTGCGCTTCTTCATGCCCTTGATCGGTAACCGCTCGACACGAGCGACAAACGCCGTCCATCGCGCGGGGTCATCGCGCCCAAACCATTCGTATGGCGTCTGGTTGCCCTTTCTTTGATTCGCATCAACGCGTGTCAGAACAAGGTTGACCCGGGTGTTGTCCTGCGACCGGCTGCGGGGCAGAACGTGGTCGATTTGAACTTCGTTCGGCCCATCGAGCAACCAATCCGGTTCAATATAGTCATCGGTGTAAACGCAGCGTTGCTGTTGCTCATGCCAAAGCTCATAGCGCAACAGTTCCTCATCGGTACAACGCTCGCGACCGACCAGTTCCAGATAGTCAGCGCGCGCCTTTTCCCGCTCTTTGGTCCGCCTGTCGATGCCGCGACTGATGACATCACGCATCTCTGCCGAACGGCCAACATCACGCGCAAGTTCGACGTGGATGCGTCCTGGCCGCACCTTTAATTCATTGAGAACCGCCAGCACCTGCTTGATGGCCTCGCCAAGCGATCTCCGTACTGTCGGACTGCCAATGTCCTCGATCGGCTCAACCCGCCGAGTGGTATGCACATAACCGGCGGCTTCCGCCGCTTTGTCGTAAGAGGGCGCACCAGAGAGAAACGGCTGTATCATCTTGCGCGCCGCTAAAGCGCTAACATGACCAGCCTGCCGGAAAGCAGCAAAATCACCCCGCTCGACCGCAGCTTTCAGAGCGCTACAAACAGGCGGTTCGAGAACGATATCGTCCAGGCCAAGGGCTATACGACCAAGATCGTCTCGAAACGAAATGACCTCGGCTATGCGATCGAGCTTTTCCTGCGTTGAAAGGAGCGAACGGAACGGACCATCGCCGATGACTTGCCGCAAAGTCCAAGTGCCGGCGGCGGCGCCCGCTGAAGCAACCACATCTTTGGCTTCACCGTCTCGGGCACGAGCCTTCGTACCACCGGCGCCGTCGGCCGCCCTTGGCACGCCTTCGAACGAAACTGCGTCGGAAAGCCCGAGGAGTTTGCGCAAAGCTTTGAATGTAAGAGTTTTCTGGTTTCCAAAATCACGGACAGCCAATCGCACTTCGTCGGGCGTCAGGCGGCGAAAGCGACCCGCCCCCTCAACTAAGGTCAGCGTGGTCAGTCGCGACAGGAACCGGAAAAGCTCAAATGAATAGCCGTTTCTGGCAGCGCGTCGCTCAACTGGCTCGAAAGGACAGAAACCCACCATGGTTTCACTGTCTTGCAAGGGGCGCTGGAAGAAGGTGATCTCGGAGTAGCGTCTCAACAATTCATCTGTTGCATCGGCATTGCCGTAACGATGTTGAGCGCTGAACAGCTTGATAACCTCGTCGGCAATCAAGTCGCGTTTCGGCGTTCGATCATAGACACCTGACCGGTTTCGCTTGCGTCCCGCAAAAGCTTCGTCGCTTGCGATCATCGCGCCGAAGGTTGGCCAGCCTGCGAGCTTCTCCTCCAGAGCGGCGATGCCTGCCAGCACTTTTCCACTTTCATCTGCAGCGTTGGCGCCGCGATCTCGTTTACTGTTCGACTTGAAGCCGCGGTGACGCGCGATATGGATCAGTACGCCAGCAAGCTCATGCGGCGCCAATGCGCGGTTAAGTCCCTCTACGCGCCACTGCCAGGGATCCGGGTTCACCACAGGCTTCTCGCCGGTTGGCAACGGTTTCGAGCTTTGCAGCAGTCCTGCTTCATGCAGGAGGTGCCGGACTGCATGCATCCGCTGCCGCCGCCGTCGCACAACGCGACGCTGTCCGCGTTGCTGGCGACGAGCCTTGTTTAGGAGTTCGCTAGTTTTCGGATTTTCCGGCGCTTCGAAACAACGGCTGCCCATCATTACGATGCCGGGTGTCTCGCCAAGCATCGCAACGGCCCAGCCGCATGACGCAATGCCGATATCGAGGCCGAGCGACAAAGTATCGTCGATTGGGAAACGATCGAGTGCGGCGAGACGATCCCCCAACGTAGGCGCACTTTTCGCGGCCACTTTCTGATCCATTGGGTTCTACCCCTCGCCGAGCGCCAAAATCACCGAAGTTCAGTCTTGACTGGGTTACGCGCAAACGCAAGGATGGATCGGGGAAGTCCGTTGGGAAACCACGGCAATGAAGGCTTTGGCCTTCGGAAGGGTTACCCACCCCGGCGCAAACCGGGGTGGGGATCTCTAAAAAATATTTTGGAATAATTTTTTTCGTGATTTTTGCCGACCTATGACCGAAGTTGGGTGACGGGGTAGGTCAGGCGGCGTTTTTCTCCGGCGTTGACAAAACGGCGACGCCGTTGGCGAATTTGACGCCAGCGATGAGCAATGACAACTGATTATCACCCTTCAGCCTGCGCCATGACTTCGCCGATGGCAGATATGCCGGCGACAAACTCAAAGCCGCGCTCAAAGGCCATGGAAGCTGGACCCTGGAAATCATCAGGCGATCAGATACCGCGAAAGGTTTCGTGCTTTTGCCCCGGCGCTGGGTCGTCGAACGCACCTTCGCATGGTTGGGGCGCTGCCGACGTCTCGCTAAGGACTGGGAACGATCCATCGAAAGTGCCACCGCCTGGGCAACCATCGCGAGCATCCGAATGCTAACCCGCAGAATCGCAAACCTCTCAACTCATTGAGAAACTTTTGAATCGGGCTCTAAACCCGGCAGACGCTCCACTTATCGATGCGGAGATTCTGTTCAGACAAGCGGAGCCAGCTCTGTTCGCCGCTGTGGCGTCACGGCGGTTCAGGAGGAACGGAGAGTGAAGAAGATCGTCCTGATCTCATGCGTGAGCAAGAAACTGGAGCATGCGGCGAGCGCCCAGGATCTCTACGTCAGTCCCCTCTTCCGCTTGAACCTCCGATACGCCAGAGAGCTTCGTCCCGACGCGATCTACATCCTGTCGGCCAAGCACGGCCTGCTCAACCTGGATACCCAGGGCTGTTCAACGCTGATCAGATATCCTTGTACGCGAGGATATGATCGAGGCTGAGAGCCCCTTTCCATAGGGCCTGAGCGACGTTGGTAACACCGTTTGTCCGCAGGATGTTGAGAGCGAAGCTGCGCGCCCGAGCGATGATGCCGGGATTGTCTCGGATACGGCTTCGGTCCTCGTCGCAAGAGACGTCGCGGACATCATACTCGTCCTGCCACCCCGCGGTGAGGGGTGAAATCACACCCGGCGAAAGGTTCGGCGCATCCGCACCCAGCAGCGCCGTCAGCGCTTCCTGGAAATCTCCGGTCGACACCCCGCGCAGGTAGAGAACAGGCAGCAGGGCATCGAGGCTTCTCGATCGCCGTGCCCACTTCGGCAAAATGTTCGAGGTGAAGCGGATTTTGTTCTCGCGGGGCACGCCCGTCGCACGGTCGCGCACCTTCTGCCGCTGCACAGGGATCGGTCCGATCCCGGTCTGGATCATCCGCTCCGGCCCAGTGCCATGGCGGACCACGCGCTGGCGCCCGTCGGGCAAAAGGTCATCGCTGAAAAGCGCAACAAAGGTCGTCGCCTCCGCCTTGATGGCCGCTGCCAACATCTGGCGCGCGCCGTCGAGGGCGATCTCGCTCAACGGATCGAGTATTGATCCGGGCTGATGCAGAGCGGCGATCGTAGTATCGTCGTTCATGGCGTATCGTTCCTTTTGGAAGTTCTGGCAGGCTTGATCTCCCGCCACGATACGCCGCCTTCTCAGGCCCCATCACCCAGTTTCAGCTATAGCTCCAGCGGTGACGATGCGCCGACACTGTTATTTGGAAACTAGACAGACGTCAGATGGAATTTGTCTTCTACGATGCAGAAACGACGGGTATCGACACGGCGTTCGACCAGATCTTGCAGTTCGGCGCGATCAGAACGGATCCCGAGTTGAACGAGATCGAACGTTTCGAAATCCGCTCCCGTCTTCTGCCTTGGGTCGTGCCGAGCCCGGGGGCCCTGCGGGTCACTGGCGTTACGCCTGATATGCTGACGGATGCCTCACTGCCGAGCCATTACGACATGGTTCGCCAACTCGAAGACAAACTCGGCAACTGGTCGCCGGCGATCTTCGCCGGATACAATTCGATGCGCTTCGATGAGGAATTGCTCCGCCAGGCACTGTTCCAGACCCTGCATTCACCTTGGCTCACTAGTGTGCGCGGCAATGCCCGGTTCGATGTTCTGGCCCTTGCCCGCGCCTGTAGCGCCTACGCGCCGAACGCCATTGCCATTCCGCTCGGTGACAATGGCAAGCCAAGTTTTCGGCTTGAGCTTCTCGCGCCGGCAAACGGGTACGATCTCGTCCATGCGCATGATGCGCTGGCCGATGTTGGCGCCACAGTGTACATGGCTAGGCTGATCAGGGACCGCGCGCCCCACGTTTGGAATCGGCTCCTGCTGACATCTCGGAAATCCGATACGCTCACCCTTCTCGAGAGCGAGGAAATTCTCTTCCAGACGGAATTCTTTGCCAACGGTGGGTATTCCTGGCTCGTGACGCAGTGCGGTCGAAATCCCGAATATGACGGGCACGTCG